AACCAACGAGCAGATGCTAAAACTGGGTCGCAATATGGCTAAAGTAGCTAACCAAGGAATGATGCGTAAAAGCGCAGGAAGGGGTCGATAATGGCTAAAATTGAGAATAAACCAGCTAGTGCGTACGATGATCCGCACGGCGTAGGCTTAAAAGGTGCTGAAGGTGGCGTTTTAAAACAAACCAGTGGCGCTAAAGTTATTGATGAACTTGATATTTCTGTTGGCAAACTCAGTAAAAATCTTGGTAAAGGCACTAAGACTGACGGTATTAAGATACGTGGAACTGGCGCTGCTACTAAAGGTGTAATGGCTAGAGGACCAATGGCTTGAACTACGTTCAACTTTATCAAGCAATTCAGGATTACGCTGAATCTACAGAGCAACTCTTTGTAGAGAATATATCTACTTTTGTCCGTCAGGCAGAAGAGCGGATATACAACACCGTCCAGATCCCATCGTTACGCAAGAACGTGACGGGTACGCTCACGGCTAGCAATAAGTATTTAAGTTGCCCCAATGACTACCTGTCTACGTTCTCAATGGCGGTTATTGAGGATTACAACACGGCAAACGCAAACTACACATACTTGCTTAACAAAGACGTTAACTTCATTCGTGAGGCATACCCAAACCCCACGTCTACGGGTTTACCCCGATATTACGCTTTGTTTGGTTCGCAATATACCAGCACTAATGAGTTGTCTTTTATCCTTGGACCAACCCCAGACGATAACTACACAGTAGAGCTGCACTACTATTACTACCCTGTTTCGATTGTGCAAGGCGCTATTTCTAGTGGCGTTGCGACTGGTGGTTCTGGATACGTTAATGGTGTTTATAGCAACGTACCGCTATCTGGTGGTCAAGGCTCTGGAGCCCTTGCAAATATCATAGTAACTGGCAACGTAGTAAGTAACGTAATTATTAAGAACCAAGGCAACTTCTACACTGCCGGCGATATATTGACGGCACCTGCTTCTTATATTGGCGGTGCTGGCACAGGCTTTTTGTACACCATTAGTGCTGTAGATAACGAGTCTGGCACGTCTTGGCTTGGCGATAACTACGACCCCTGCTTGCTTTATGGCTCGCTACGGGAAGCTGTTATATTCCAAAAAGGCGAACAAGATATGGTGTCTTATTACGAGAAGCAATTTCAAGACGCCATGGCACAACTTAACCGTCTTGGTACAGGTCTTGAGCGTGGTGATGCCTACCGTGATGGGCAAGCAAAAATTAAGGTTAACCCATAATGCCAATATCACAAGGTTTATGCACTGTCTTCAAAGTAAACTGCTTGAGTGGTTTAGAGAACTTTGCTGCCGGCACACCCTATACCTATAGGATTGCGCTTTATACGTCTTTTGCAAACCTAGACTACACAACATTACTCTACACAACAGATAATGAAATAACGGGTACAGGGTATACCGCAGGGGGTAAAGTGTTAACCCCGATCGCTCCGGCTAGTAGTGAGCAAGTAGCTTATATTTCGTTTCAAAACGTAACTTGGGATCCCGCTAGCTTTACTGCTAGAGGGGCCTTGATTTACAATGACACAACGAATGCGGCGGTTGCTGTACTAGATTTTGGCTCAGATAAAACGGCTACAAATACATTTACTGTAACTTTCCCAACGGCGAACGCAACAAACGCCATTATTAGATTGACTTAAGGAGTATTTATGAGTTCTGAAATAACAAAATTAGGCGATAGCTTCGGAGCTAATGCTTCCTATGGCGGTGGTTCTGTTGAGACTGTCGGGCTAGAAGGCGTTTATGTAGCAGAGTGTTTTGACTCGGAGGGAAACCTCAAGTGGTCTGACACTATCAAAAACCTAACAACCAACGTAGGTCGTGCCAATTTAATGGATTCCTACTTTGCCAATACTGGTGGCGGTGCTATTGTTATGGGTTTGGGAGGTGCTAATGGTTCAGCAACGTTTACCCCTGCTTATGCTGATACTCAGTCTAGCCATGCTGGCTGGTTTGAAGTTGGCGGTGCAAATGCCCCAACCTACTCTGGCACACGCAAAACCCCATCTTTCTCAGCAGCAACTAGCGCAAACCCTTCCGTTTTGTCAACCAGCGCTGCGGTGGTGTTTAGCATGACCAGTTCTGGTACGGTTTATGGGGCCTTTATTAACGTGGGTGGGTCTACAGCGATCGATAACACCACAGGCACACTGTTTAGTATTGGTGCGTTTACGGCTGGTTCTAAAACAGTTACTTCTGGCGACACCATCAACGTTACGTACACCTTATCTGCCGCTGGCTAAGGAGCTATAAATGGCTCTGGTTTTAGCAGATCGTGTCCAAGAAACCACGACCACTATTGGTACGGGTTCGGTTACGCTTGCCGGAGCGGTACTTGGGTTCCAAAGCTTTGCCGTTGTTGGGAATGGCAATACCACTTTCTACACCATCGCAGATCAAGGCGGGGCAAACTGGGAAGTTGGTATTGGCACTTACAGCACGACTGGGCCGACTCTTGCGCGTACTACAGTTCTATCGTCTAGCAATAGCGGTAACTTAGTTAACTTTACTGCTGGCACAAAAACCGTATTTGTTACCTACCCATCTGAGCAATCAGTAAACCTCGATGCTTCTGGTAACGTATCTGCGCTGGGAACAGTTAGCTCAGGGACTTGGAACGCTACTGCAATAACGACTACTTACGGCGGTACAGGACTTACTTCCTACACTGCTGGTGATTTACCCTACTACTCAACTGGTACGGCTCTGTCTAAACTGGCTATCGGGGCTAACGGCTACATTCTTACATCAAATGGTACGGCTCCAACATGGGCAGCCAATACAGCGGCAACGGCAGACGATGCGTACTTTTTATCTTTTATGATGGGCTAATATGGCAACTTATTCAAACACTTCGTACGTAGCCAAAAACATTGGCACATCTGCGGTAAATATTATTACTTCAGTTGCTTCTGGCACTGTGGCTATTTCTAGCTGCATCATATCAAACACATCAACCGCACCAATCACAACGTCTGTATATTTAACCCGTGCTTCTGTAAATCACTATTTGGTGTATCAAGCTACGATTCCAGTCGGTGGTTCTTTGGAAGTGATCCAAGGCAATCGGGTTGTGATGAAAACTAGCGATGCTCTTTATATCCAGAACAGCGCTGCTTCTTCTGGTGACGCAATCGTTTCTGCTTTGACGGCGGTATAACATGGCGTTTATTGGCAACACCCCCCAGACCCAGAGCTTTGCTCCAGCTATTGATTACTTTAGCGGTAACGGGGTTACTGTAACTTTTACGCTCTCTCGCCCAGTAGCTTCTGTAGCGCAGGTAATTGTTGCTATTGATAACGTCATTCAAAACCCAAGCTCTGCCTTTACAGTCAGTGGTAACTCGATTACCTTCACAAGCGCTCCGTTATCGGGCACAAACAATATCTGGGTTGAGTACACCAGCTTAATTACAACCTACGCAGCAATTAGCCAAGACCCATCTGTTATTGGTGACATCACTGCTACTGGCGGTTTCTTAGCCGAGGGCGACTTTGGTAATTCGTATATTGACGGAACAATTGTTGACTATGTAACAGGCAACGCCCGTATTACGACTGGCCCAATTGATGACATGACCTTCTACCATGGAGGTACGTCTGGTCGCTCTGAGATGATGAAGTTGTCTTATGCGGGTAATTCGTACATTGTTGGGAATTTTGGGGTTGGTGATACGTCTCCCGCTGGCTCTGCTAACTACACACAGCTTTCTATTAAAGGTACAAATGGCGCAGAACTAAGTTTAAAAGCTGGAGCAACGCAATACGGGTATATTTACGGAGATAACGGCGGACTTAGGATTATTAATCCGCAATCAGGATCAGCTTCAGGAACAATGCAATTTTCCACATCCAACACAGAGCGTATGCGTATCGACGCTAGCGGTAATGTTGGAATTGGTACGACTAGTTCAGGAAATAAGTTTGAAGTAGCTGGTTCTGGTATGTTCTCTGGAGCAGTAACAACCAACACTACTGGCACTCATATTTCGTATCAATCTAATAACAGCCAAATAGGTGCATGGGGACCTGATACTAGCACTAACGGAACTTTGGTATTTTTCTCGGCTAGGAGTAATGGTGTTAATGGTTTAGAGCGTATGCGTATTGACTCTAGCGGTAATGTTATTATGGGTCATACTGCTTATGACTATTCTGTAAATGGTTTTGGTTTTGGTGCTGGGAATGCTTACAGCTACTTTACGAGAACAAGTGGATTTGCTTTAGGTGTTAATCGTAAAACTACTACTGGTGATTTAATGGCATGGTGGTACAACCAAAGTGGTGTAGGAACAGTCAGCACTAATGGTTCTTCAACTTCTTACAACACTACATCCGATTATCGTTTAAAAGAAAACATTACACCGATGACTGGTGCGTTGGCTACAGTTTCTCAATTAAAGCCTGTAACTTATAGGTGGAAATCTACTGGTAAAGAATCACAAGGTTTTATTGCTCACGAACTTCAAGCTGTTGTACCTGATTGTGTAAACGGAGAAAAAGACGCTGTGGATGAAGAAGGAAAGCCAGTCTATCAAGGTGTTGATACTTCATTCTTAGTAGCGACCCTAACAGCCGCAATCCAAGAACTCAAAGCAGAAGTAGATAGTCTTAAAGCACAACTGGAGGCTAAATAATGCCAATCTCCACAATCGGCGCAAACGGCCTAAACAAAACCGAAGACTTTACCATTGACGGACTTACTGTTGGTAAGGGTGGTGGTAACGTTTCAAATAATACAGTGGTAGGATTAAACGCTGGAGTTGCAAACACCACAGGAAAAATTACAGCGGTTGGTTATTTAGCCGCAAGATTTAATACCACTGGGTCTGGTAATACAGCAATTGGTGGAAATGATGGCGCACAGGATGGTGCTTTGTATTTAAACACCACAGGCAATTACAACATTGCAATGGGAACAGGAGCAGTAGCTTCAAACACCACAGGTTCAAACAATACAGGCATTGGTTATTCTGCTTTACAGAACAACACCACCGCATCTAATAACACAGCAGTAGGTTATCAAGCTTTATATAGTAATACTACTGGAATACAAAACACAGCCGTTGGAACTCAAGCTGGATATAGCATTACGACAAGTAATTATGGTTGTTTTGTTGGTGATGGCGCTGGAACAAGCACTACTGGAGCAAGAAATACTTTTATCGGTCAAGGCGCAGGTAACGCAGTAACAAGCGGGGCAAACAATACCATCATTGGTGGATATAACGGTAACAATGGTGGCTTAGACATCCGCACAGCATCTAACTACATTGTGCTGGCTGATGGAAATGGGAATCCTAGGGGTTGGTGGGATAACAACGGATTATTTAATTTACCAAAACGAATTTATTTTACTGAAACACCACCCGGAGTCACGCTTGATAGCTCAGGGCAATCTGTTACGTTAACAAACGGAAGCAACATAACATTTAGTAGTTTTTCTGGGGTAATAATTGTTACTGATACAACAGCTAGCGGATCTACTGGTATTTTGATTTGTGGTGGCGGGCAAACAGCAATTGGTGGGCAAATAGGTTCACAATACTCTACATCATCTGGTAGCGGAAATATTCGTTGGTTCAACTCTGCTGGTGCTTATGTTTTGCAAAATAACACTGGTGGTACTGTAACATTAAATGTTATGACATTTAGAACTCGTACTGGATCATAAAATGAAATATAAAATTATTTCTCAAGACGGTAATCAAACATTAATTGAAACTGATATTAATGATGAGCCACGCAGAACTTTAGTTGTTTGTAATGAAGGAGAACTAGACGAGGCGGTTGAGACTTTTATAGAGTCCGTAAAAAACCCAAAAGTATTTACACCACAAGTTGCTGATCCAGCTATTAAACAATCAGCGCTAAATAAATTAATGGCTCTTGGGCTAACTGAAGACGAAGCGTTGGCGCTAGGAAAATAACATGCCATACATCGGAAACCCCATATACCAATCGGCTTTTGTTACCGACCAATTTAGTGGTAACGGCTCTACTACGGCGTTCACAATGTCGGTGGCTCCTGCTGGGGTATCAAACGTATTAGTGGCAGTCAGCGGGGTTTTGCAAGACCCAAGTACATACGGTGTAGCGGGTAACACCATTACATTCTCAACTGCGCCACCATCGGGTACAGGCAATATCTCATGCCGTTATCTTGGCATCCCAGTAACAGGCGTAGTTACCACAGCCTACAGAACCGTAACGGAGTTCACAGCAACAGCTAGCCAAACAACATTCACACCGCCATCCTACACCGTAGGCTACATCAACGTCTACCGCAACGGCGTACTGCTAGGCTCAGCCGAT